TTCCTCCAACGCCTCGGCGCGGGTTTCGGCATGACCCTTCGACAGCACCAACTTCTGCCGCTCCACCGTATCTCGCAGCGCCACGATCTCGTCGCGCGCCCGCTGAACCATTGCAGTCACGCCGATTGTTTCATCATCTGCAAGGTAGCGATCGAGTTCCGCCACCACATCAGCTACCGCGCCGCTCACGGTTGAACCTCAAGCGGTTGCGGCCTGATGCCAATCCGGCGCGCCGAAACCCGACACTCAGGACAGCGATAGGTCTTCACATGCGCAATCCAGGTCTCCGCCGGCACATCACACGGCTGCCAATCATCCCAATCGCAGCCACACTTCATGCATCGCAGCCAGATCGGCGCCCAATCCGGTCGCAGCCGAGCGCTCACGGCCGACGCGCCTTCTGAACCAACTCAGCAACCCGTACCGCGTCATCCAACGTCTTCGACAAGCGCACCGCCGCCAGCACCGTCAGCAAATCCCGCCCCCGATCGCCCTTCAGCGGCTTCCCAATGATCTTCTCAATCGACCCGATGATCCGGCCCCACTCTCTTCCCCCCTCGCCAAAGGCCTCTGCGGCGACGTCCCGTGCCCGCTGAATAGGCTCTTCTACCCCGAGGGAGTGTCCGATAGCCAAATGACGCATTCGCTTACCAGCGAGGCTCCCAAGGCCCCTAGCGGCGATTTCTACCGAGCGGTTCATTCTGGGTGGTAGGGAAATTTAGGGTTGAGAAGATTTTTCCCGGGAGCTACGAGGGGGGAATTGGTTCCATGCCCCATCCCGAGGCTCGGGCCAAACGGTATGCCCCCCGGTCCAGCCGGCTGGGGGGCCCCGCTGATCGTTGGTGGCGCGGCCGGCGGCGCGATCGGGTCGCCGCTGTTGCAGGGCGCATCCGGCAGTACGGCGGATGGGGTGTCCGCCATACTCACGCCGTAACCCATTGATCTGGTTCTGTTTGCATTCAAGGCGTCAGAGCTATCCCACATTCTATCCCACACCTTTGTGCTTACTTGCGGTCAGCGGAGGAGCGAAATAGCGCGCGATCATGCCTCGGTTTCCTCGCTACCCACAGTTATCACCTCTGCCTCCTGGAAGGCAATGCGGTGCGATTCGGCTGCTTGGCCGCCGGGAGCGACGAAGCGCAGCTCGAGCCACTCGACGCCCTGGCCTATCGAGAGGCTCCCTGAGGCCTGCTGAGGGGGCAGCGCCTTGTCGAGCACGTACTCGGCGCAGCGCAGTCTGAGGCTCATGGGGAGCTCGGGATTGTCGATGGCGCGGGTGATGAGCCTTGCGGCTTTCGGGCAGGATTGCTGGGTAATCTTGAGGGCTTGCTCGATCTTTTTGGGCCCTGCCGTTGAGGGTGCCTGGCCTGGCTTCCAGGGCCTCAGGTTGGCGAGTGAGTTGGGATGGGGCATCAGCCTGGCTCACTGATCCTCAGTGATCGGGGTTTTGGTTATTTGCTCGCGAGGTCATTGAGCCTCCGCGTTCCGATTTGCGGCCTGGCGTCGAGTGGGGAGTGGCGCCAGGCCGCGCTGGGTAGGCGCGGCGTGCTGGGTACTGCGGGCACGCCGCGGTTGTGAGCGTATACCTGGGGGAGGCGAGGCGTGCAACTACCGAAAATGCGCATCGGTTGACGGCTCGGGGCGATTTTCGGGTTTGGTTGCGCGCCGGCATTCGGCTGCGCGGCGATAGCGTTCTTCGTTGCGCTGGATGGCGTCGAGGCGGCGCCGCTGCGGGGTGCGGCTGTCGCCCTGGTACTCGGGCTCTTGCCACATTCTGCGCGTCTCGGCGTCGATGCTGCTGCTGCGATCGATGGCGCTCTTCCTGAGATCGTTTTGCTGGGCGTGGGTCGCCAGCCTACGGATATCGGCGATCGTGGGGCGCAGGCTCTGGGTGCGGCGCCATTCGCGGGCGGCCCATTGCACCTGGGAGGATGTGAACTCGGCGAGATCCTCGATCCAGTCGCGCAATTGCATCCGGCGCGTGGGTTCCGGGTCATCGCCCGTCCAGTAGTGACTGAGGAGGCTGGTGATCGTCAGGGTCATCGAGGTCATGGTCGCGGATGTAGTCCTGAAGGGCATTCCAGCCTCCTTCGTAGAGCTTTTCGACGGGGGATTTGCGGTGCGCTCGCGCGCGCGTGCGCGCGTTACTCCCCGCTAGGGGAGTCTTTCTTTGACTTCTACTTGACCTTTTGGGTGCAATTCCTGCACCCGTGGGGTGCAATTCCTGCACCCGTTCGGTCGTAAAATGCACCGGTGCAGATTTCGCACCCGTTACCGGTGCAATTCCTGCACCCGTCAAGCGATAGCGGTTGGGGTTTGAATGAGCGCCGCCGCCACGCTCGAACGATACAAGACCGGTGTCGATCAGCATCTGGATCTGCTGGATCACGGTGCGGCGGCCGAGCCCGAGCTCGTTGGCGAGGCGACCGTAAGACGGCCAGCAGTCGCCGGCCTTGTTGGCATGCCATGCGAGCCTCAATAGCACCAGCTTCGCCGATGGCGTCGGGCAATCCTGCGCGAATGCCCATGCGAGGGCCGCGATGCTCATCGGCTAGCCCCTGATGCGGTGTGCCCTCGGAATGCCCCAGTTGTCGATGCAGGCGAGGGTTTCCTCGACGCTGCGAACGACCCCGAAAGGCGCGTGCGTATAGAGGATCGTGGTGGCTACGGCCTGTTGAGCAGGGCTCACCACACCATCATCGGCTTTGACCTCGAGGAAGTAGGCGAGACCGCGGTAGAGCACAAAGATGTCCGGCACCCCGGCGATGCAGCCGCGGCCGGTCCTAATGCCCGGCACGCTGCCGGCATAGGCCGCCATGTCGACGCTCCACCAGGTGACGCCATCGCGTGACAGGCGGCCGGGGGCGCAGAGCTCGAGCTTGAGCGCGTCGGCGATCTGCTTGTGGAGGACGCTTTCGCGGATGACGGGGGCGTGAAGTTTGAAGCGCTTTACACCGGGTAAGGCGCCTTGCGCGGTTGTTCGGGCCATTGCAAATGCTTCAATTGGAGAGATATGCGGGCGAGGCTGTCGTTGAGCACCACTTTGTCGTCCCGGGACAGGTTCAAGGCGCGCTCACGCATCGTCAGCAACAGCGAGCCGAGGGTGACCGCTTCCGAGGGCGTGTAGGAGAGCATCACCAGGCGCGAGAGGTCGGGCTTCGACCTGGGCATCAGACGACCCAGGCGAGGCCGATGACGAGGCCCCAGGCGAGGAGCGCGGCGGTCAGCACCTTGACGACCTGGGGTATGCCCCGCTTCTTTGGCCGGAACGACAAGTGCAGCGTGTTGAGCGGCATTTTTCCCTCCCCTAATGCTCGATGCACTTGAGCCACGGCAGCGGCGTCAGCGTGTCGCAGGCGCGGTGCGGCGGGCAGGCGGCGCACCAAAGAAGCGCCAGGATCCCCAACGCGAGCACCAGCCCGCGCACTTACATCACCGCATTTGATAGGTTTTTATGCTTTCGCCTGGGAGGCGACCATGCTAACCGTTCGTCACCACTGGGGCGTGGAGGCGGGTAGATGTCGGGTCTGAGATCGTGTCGCGATATGCCGGTCGCGCTCTCAACCGCGAGTACCCGCTCGGCCGGGACGCGCGCCCATTTGGCGACCGCGGCGCGGGTAATGCCTAAGGCGCGGGCAATCTCCGCCAAGAGACCCGGATGCGCCCTAATCCGCTCCATGCCGAGCAGCACTTTGTCCATGGTCAGAGCTTACTGTGCGTAGGCGGAAACAGGCAAGCGATTGCCAACCCAAGGGCGGCGATTTTCTAGCTACACTCCTTGCCATGCCTCTGATAGGCACTCGCATCGCCTGGGCGCGGAAGAAAGCCGGCTACCACTCCCAGAGAACCTTTGCTACCGCGCTCGGGGTCAGCCGCGGGCTTGTCGGGCAGTGGGAGGCGCACGGCAAGACCCCGGGCCGCGACAACCTGGCAAAGATCGCTCTGCTCTGCGGGATTTCAGCCGATTACCTGCTCGGCGCTGCGTCCCTGGACGAGCGCACGATCACCACCTCAATAGAACGCGAAGTGAAGCTGCTCCTCGCTTTCCGGCGCATGAGCCTCATCCAGCAGGAGCGCCTCGCGGAGTTCCTCGCGGATGAGGTCAAAGTCCCTCACGTGGTGAAGACGAAACCGCAGCCAGTCTAGCCGTAGCCGGCTGGCGCCGGTGGGCGTAAGCGCATCGCCTACCCCAGGGTCATTTTTAAATTGTGCTGATCGCTTACTCATCGTAAGCTCGGGCTCGCTTTATGGAGCCCGTAAATGGCCCGCATGCCCGCCTCCCTCAATGTTCTTAAATGTTCTCCGGGAGCCGCTGGCTTTCATCAGAACGGTAGCGGGCATAACCCGTCAAGAGCGATAATTACACTACTATTAAATTTCCGCGTACCTCACGGTCACGCTTCCGTGAAATGCCTACTGGAGGTATGAGCGATGACCGCCGAGCAGGAGCTGGCGCTGTGGTTCTTGAGGCTCAACCTGCGCGAGCGGGCGAAGGCGCGGAACGCGCTTTCGCTTTGCGAACTGCGTCAGGTCGCCGAGGTCATCGACCTGGTGTCGATGGGGCCTTGCGCGAACTGCGATGGCGCGGGGGGATGGGACGACATGGCGTTTTGCGGGAGAGAATGGGAGGAGATCTGGGCCGAGTGCCCGCAGTGCGGCGGCACCGGACGCAGCCCCGGCGAGCCGCAGCAGCTGACGATGGAAGAGGTCTGCGATGCTGAGCGCTGAGCAGAAGCGCCGGAGGGAAGGGAAGATCGGGGCCAGCTTTGTGCCGTGGCTGATGGCTGGCAATGAAGAGAAGATGCGCCGCGAGTGGATGCGGCTGGTCGAGCACCCGGACTATGTAGAGGACGATCTGTCGAGGGATTGGGGGCCGTCCTTTGGCGGCTACATCGAGCCCTTCGCGCTCGATTGGCACGAGGCGAAGACGGGGTTGCCGCTGACCCGGCGAGGGGAGTGGGTCGAGCATCCGCAGTTCCCGTATGTGGGCTGCACGCTCGATAGTTACCGCGAGGCGGATCACTGCGTCGTTGATTGCAAGGTGCTGAGCCGCTGGGCGAACCTGGATGAGCAGAGAGCCTTCTATACGCCGCAGCTCTTGGTGCAGTGCCGCTCTGTGCGGGCGCAGTTGGCTTCGCTGCTCATCGTCTACGGCGGCGAGGAGCCGGCCGAATACCCCGCCGGCTGGGACCAGGAATACGAGGCCCTCGTGTGGGACCGGGTGCAGTGGTTCTGGGAGCGGGTGGAGAGCTTGCAGCCGCCGGTAGCGTTGCCGGAGGTGAAGGGCAGCGTGCCGCCGGTTAAGGCCTATGACATGGGGAGCAGCAATGCCTGGGCAGCGCAGGCGGGTCTGTGGCTGGCTACAAAGGCACCCGCGGCAAATTTCGCCAGCGCGGCGAAGGAACTCAAAGGCCTCACCCCGCCGGACGCCGCCCGCGCGTATGGGCACGGGGTCGCGGTCAGCCGCTCTAAGGCGGGGGCGTTGAGCATTCGGGAGGGTTGATATGAACGACATTGCAGTCATCGAGGAGCACGTGCCGCTGGTTCCGGTTGCACCGCAGCCGGCCTTTGTGCTCTTGGCCTCGCCCTCCTGCGGCCAGGTGTGCAGTGCGCTGGCGATTGCCCAGGGGGCCTTCAAGACGCCCAAGCGGACAAAGGAAGCGACGATCAAGGGCCAGGGCTATGCCTACACCTACCGCTACGCGCCGCTCGAGGAGATCGTCGACGCGGTCAAGGACGCGCTGGCGCAGAACGGGCTGGCCCGGCACCAGTATCTGGTGAGCCGCGGCTCGCAGCCGGTGATGCGCACCATCATCTGGCATGCGAGCGGTGAGTGGTTAGCTTCTGATTATCCCATTCATCCGACCAAGGAAGGCGCGCAGGGTTTCGCCAGCGGAGTGACATATGCGCGCCGGTATGGGTTGAGCCTAGCGCTCGGGCTCGCGCCCGAGGACGACGACGACGGCAATCTAGCCGATGCTACGGCTGCCGAGGTTAAAGGTAAGCAGGCGGCATCGCGGCCAAAGGCACCTGCGCCGCTGCCGCCCGAGCCAAAAGCCGCCGTGCCCGAGGTCTTTGATCCCGAGACCGGCGAGCTCCAGCCGGCGAAGCCGCACCGGCTCGAGGTACCGCTGAGCCCAAAGGGCGGCCGCAACTGGCCAATCTGGGGCGCGAAGTTGATCGGCGCCTACGGCCACTCCCAGACGGTCGAGGAGCTGCGCCGCTGGGAGGAGTTCTGCAAGACCGAGATCACCGAGGCGCAGGAGGACGCGCCGCGGGTGTTCAAGAGCATTACCGGCGCGTTCGAGAAGGCGTTTCAGCGCCTCGGGCCGCCAGCGGATTTCATGCCGGCGCGCGATCATGAAAGCGCAGACCTTCCACGTTAAGCGCATCGGCGATGCACTGGTGCCTGCGGGCAACGAGGCGACGGCCGCCATCCGCCGGCTGCCGCAGCATACAGAGATCCCGATCCGCGTCTGGCGCGAGCGCAGCCACGAGCAGAACGCGATGTACTGGCGGGCGCTCGCGCGCGTCGTCGAGGCGACCGGCAAGTGGCACACGGCAGAGGAATTGCACCTCGCGCTGAAAGTCGCCTGCGGCTATGTCGAGCGCGTGCGCTTGATCGACGGGCGCCTGGTGCTGGTGCCGGGGTCGATTGCCTTCGACCGAATGAACCAGGAGGAGGCGCAGCTTTTCTACGACGCAGCGCTGAGGATCGTCTGCGACGAGCTCATGGGCGGCATCGAGGTCGAGGAACTGCTCGCGGCATGATGCTCTTTGCCCCGACGATCGACGATCAGATCGCCGACGTTAAACGCGAGATCGCAATGCGCCGACGCGCCTATCCGCGCTTTGTCGAAGCAAAGCGGATGACCCAGGAGCGCGCCGATCGTCAGATCGAAACAATGGAGGCGGTGCTCGAGACGCTACTGCGCGTGAAGCATGCCGCGCCGCGTGAGGACGGATAATAGGGAGGACGCGATGAACCGCTGGCTGTCGGCCCCCCACGCAGCCGAGTATCTCGACATCAGCATCGACCAGCTGCGGCGATTCGTGCGCGAGGGCAAGCTCCCCAAGCCTGACCGCTCGCTCGGGGTTCGCATGCCGCGTTGGGACCGCGAGGCCTTGGACAATGCTATGTCTCCATGCTTACCTACAGGCACCAGGGGGCGCGACCTGCGTGACCCCGACCAGGCATTGGAGAAATGGCTTGAAGAACAAAGGCGCCTCCCCGCGCGTCGTGCGGCGCACGCTCGCTGACGGCACGATCAAGGAATACTGCTACGGACCGCGGAGCGCGCCGGGTGCGACTGCTCCTCTGAGCATTTCACCCGTCGCCGGCACGCTCGCAGCCGCGATCGTCGCCTGGCACCGCAGCCCCGAGTGGAGCGCGCTGCGCGCGTCGACCCAGAAGAACTATGTCCATTCCTTGCAGGCGTTCCACCATGCTCTGAAGGCGACGCGGCTTACCGCCATCGAACGCTCTCACCTGATGCTGATGCGCAATGAGATCGCCTTGACCCGCGGCCACGGCGCCGCCCTCAATTTCTGTCGCGCGGTGGGGGCGCTCTTCACCTGGGCACTCGATCATGACCTGATCAAGATCTCACCGGCGATTCGGCTCGCCCGCAAGCTGCAGCGCGGACACCTGCCGGCATGGAACGACGAGCAGGCCGAGCGGGCGATGCGCGAATTGCCCGAACCCTACCGGCGCGCAGTCGTGCTCGCCTATCACACCGGACAACGGCGCGGCGATTTGTGCGCGCTGCGCTGGACCGATTACGACGAGCGGCAGGGCGTCATCCGCCTCATTCAGGAAAAGACCGAGGAGCCGGTCGCCATTCCAGTGCTCCCGGAATTGCGCGACGAGCTCGCTGCGTGGAAAGCGGACCGCAGTTCGTTCTTTATCCTCGAGCACCGCGGCAAGCCATGGCGACCCGGCTACCTCACCCAGTGGCTGCCCGACCATCTCGAGCGCATCGGATTGCCGCGCCTCGGTTTGCATGGTCTTCGGCGCCTCACCGCCATCCGGCTCGCCGAGAACGGGGCCACTCCGTCCGAGATCGCCGGCATCACCGGACACCGATCGCTCAGCATGATCCAGGAATACACGCGCGGTGTGAGCCAGGCCCGCCTGGCGCGGCAGGCGATGGCGCGGCTCGGCAAAACAACGCCGCCGACCTAAGCGTTCTGCAAAATGCAGTTTTGCAAAACGCAACCCAAAAACATCAATCAAAACACATAGTTGCAAGGTAGCATAAAGCTACTGATATTGTAACCGCGTTGTTTTCAAAGGCAGATTTTTGCGAAATACGCCGAGCCCATGGCGCCTTCACACAATTTTGTGCGCGATTCGTTGCCTTACGTCGAAAGCCCGGCGGAGGGATGAGAGATGATCAACGCACTGCGGAACCTTTTGCGTCTTCTTCTCATCGTTGCGTGCCAATTCACCGTATCGGCATGCCACGCAGAAACCTGGACGGTCGCGGCGCCGGTTATCGTGCCAACGCTACCGAGCGAACAGAATGCGGTTTACCAACCCGCGGTTATCCCTCCACAAAACGGTCAACCGTGGCAGATGCTCTATAGCGGGGGCTGGGATCATCCGGGCATCTATTACGCGACATGCCCTGCGGGGGCCGATCCGAGCCTGTCGCAGAATTGGACGAAACAGGGATTGATCTGGGGCGGTGTCGACTTTAACAACGTCACGATTACGCCGGATGGCAATTACACGCTCCTCTTCTCGTATCAGGATCAGATTTGGGGCGCAACTTCGCCAACAATTCATCCACAAAGTGCCACGACGTCGTGGAACAATATCTCTGTTTTGCTGAACCCCGGCGCTGCCGGCGCAGACGCGCACGAGGTCGGGCCGGTGCTGGTGACGGACGGTACGGATTCGTATCTCTCGTACGTTTCGGCCGATCAGAATTACGACATTTGGCAAGCGTATCTGGCGAAGTTCAACGGCGGCGTTTTTGCGAAGGACCCGCGCGGGCCGGTCACCTCTCTTCAGTTAGGGACGGGGGCGTTTGGGATCACCGGAAACATCACCAAGATCAACGGAATGTTTAATGCGTGGCAGGGCAATGGGCCGGTGAAGGGAAATGATGCAACGCAGCTTTATCACGTCCAATCGCCGGATTTGTGGAACTGGACGTTTCTAAACAATGCGCAGCCGGTGATCGTGCCGACCAGTGGTTTCGAGCAAGCCGCAGACGGCTACGCGGTCGAGTACGACGGCGTCTCGTATCTTTTTTACGATGAGGTCAACAATAGATTGGAACACGCGCAAATCAGGATCGCCAGCCATTAGGCTGCTCAACGGCGGCGCCGCAGCTCCCGCTCACCGATGATCTCGGCCGAGCTCGGTAGCCTCGCCGGTCGTGAGATGCTGGGGCCGCGCTCGTATTTCAGATACCGCGTCACCGTGCCCTGCCGGCTGACATCATCCAGCGGCGGATATTCCCTGGCGCGGATGTTTGCCTGGCCCCTAGCAGGCCAGCGATCGTCATACTGCTGCTCGACGACATCGACACCGCGGCGAAACTTAGGGCCGACCGGGTCGGTCGTATCGGGCTGGTTGGAATTGAGCTCGTTGCCTCCTCCCCTCATCTCCGTCGCTCCCTAGCCGCCGCGCGGGAAGCCGGGACCGTCACCATCTTGCGGCCTCCACGTTCTCCCCCACGCTCCGATTTCTTGCCGCCGACGGCGATGCCGGGGAATTTGGCTGCTACCTTTTTCTTTACCGTCGCCTTTTCGGCCGGCGTGCCGTGCTGAGACACCCGCGCCAGCGCATTTCGGGCGTGGCTGGCATTCTCGATCGGGTAGGAGCCCGCGCCCTTGCCCTTGGGCCCCGCGCCCTTGCCAGGCAGGGCAAAGTCCCTCGACGGCATCTTGTCCCGCGCGCGCGTCGTCAACCGTGCCATATTTTCACCCCGCTGGCGGCTGGTCGTGGCCGCCGTAATTGCCATGCGCATAGACTTCCGCCTCGGCTGCCCGGCGCCTGGTCAGGCCCGCGAGAACTCTTCCGCCGGCGTGGTTCCAGCGACCGAATTGCTGCGCCGCGGCGTTGTGCTCGCCCGCATTGTGCATGCGGCGCAATGTGGAGCCTCTAAGCGCCCCTTCCCCCAAATTGTAAGCGAACGAAACCAGCGCATCGAATTGCTGCTGGCTGCAGCGAGGGCACATCGAGTTCACTGCGTCCTCGAAATGCCCGAGGTCATCGCTGAGCAGTTGGTCGGCATCGGCCTGGCTGATCGCCCCGCATCCGTCGTAAACGTCTTCGCCCGTATGCCCGAATCCTATCGTCCAGACGCCGACGCTGTCCTGATACGGCTGGAGGCGGCAGCCTTCAAAGGAGCCGATGAGGGCGCGCATCGTGCTACTGGTCTGCATGGGTCTCCTCACGCACGCGGAGTGCATGGAACGCGGCCAGCGTCTCCAGCGGATCGGCAGGCCCGATGGCCGGGTCACCGTCACCCCCAGCGACCTCGAGCCATCGGGCTGCCTGCCCGGCCCCGTGACGGCACGATGCGTCGAAAAGGATCAACGCCAGGCCGGGGTCCAATTCGTCGCCATTGATTGCGTGCCAGGCTCCGAGCTCGCTGCGCGAACCCTCACGCTCGAGGATCTCGCAGGCCTGGGCGAAGGCGTTCATTCGCCGAGCAGCGCAGTGAGGCGCGGCCCGTATTTCTCGATAAAGTCCGTCGATGCGGTGGCCGCAGGTTCCTCGGCTGGTGCGGGTTGCTCGGTTTCGTGGCTCTCGCTCATAATCGCCTCCCTCAAGTAGGCTCTTTAAGCCTACTTGAGGTTAGCGCGCAACAGTTTCACTATTGCGGTTTGCCGTTTATCGGGCGGCCGATGAAGCGCTGGGTGCCGGCGATCAGAATCACGCCGCCAACAATCAGCGCCTCGTCGAGCGACGCCGTGAGGCCGGCGTCGCGACCAAAGCGCCAGGCGTCGAAGCAGCCGATGCCGAGCGACAGCGCGCCCGCGAGCGGCTCTCTCCACCAGTGCAGGAGGTGCTCGCGTGCCGCCTCGAGCGGTAAGAGGGCGGCGGGATCATCGGGCGCTGCCGGCGTGTCGCTCACATCGGCTATCTCACCCGCCGTGCCATAATTTTGCCCTCCACTCCACCGCCAACCGAACTAGCGCCGACCTCGGCGACCACATAGACCGGCGTGGAGACGGTGAGCGATTGGCGGCACGGGCCGAGAGGGATGGTCGTCGTTCCGATCACGCCGGGAGCTACATTGATCTGAGTGAATGCGGTGTTGAACGAGATCCCAGTAGGCAGCGTATTCGAAACTATGTTGATGCTGCCGATAACCGTGCCTGGATTGGTTGTCGAAAAGGTAAACCAGGCTTCGCCCCAGACATCCCAATCGCCCGGCGATAAGGTTATCGCGATCACATTAATTGGCGTCGACGGCGAAATCCCGGCAGAACTGCCCGACGCACCAACGACAATCTCGCCGATTTGCCCGGCCGGGGCGTTGCTGCCGTCGGTGACGCCGGCGCGGGGCAAGTACACCCCCAGCATCGAGTTGATTTGCTGCAGCGGCACGGGGTTGAGGCTTCCCGTGGCATTGCCCGAAAGGCTCATCAGCCCGCTCATCGTGCCCCCGGCCAGCGGCAGGTAGCCGGCGGTCGCCGCGGTGATGGCGCTCGTCATCTGCTGCAGCGGCACGGGGTTGAGGTTCGCTGTCGCATTGCCACTGAGCGTCAGCATTCCGGTGAGGATCCCGCCCGCCAGCGGCAACACCGGAGACCAGGCCGCTGTGAGGCCGTTTCTGCCGTATAACTGACCGTCGTTCGGTGCCTCCGGAACCACGCCCGGCGGCACAAACGCCTGTAGTTGCTGCAGGGTCACCGCCTGCGTCGGCTGCGTCGCGTTGGCGTTCAACAGCAGCGGCCCCGACAACTGGCCGCCGGCCAGCTGCAGCCAGAGCGCATTTCCCTCGTCGATGGTGACGCCGCCCGAATGGATGTGCTGAAATTGACCAGCAATGGCGCTGTAGATGACCGTGTCGCCGTTAAAGATCGTCTGCCCCTGGAGACCGGGAATCGCCGGCGCGATGACAACGCCGCTCGACGACGTAGTAATCGCAATCCAGGTAAACCCGTTCTGGTGCGTTGCCGGCTGGGTCAGGTCCGGCGTGTAGGTGTCCATGTTCCAGGTGCCCTGGTACAAGGTCTGCGCGGCGATCTGGTTCAAGACCCAGGTCGCGGGCGCGGCACCGTTGGGCATCACTGGCAACGCCGGCAGGTTGGTGATGGCGTTGCCGCCCATATTGATCTGACCTTGCATCGTCCCGCCGCCGAGCGGCAGAAAGACCCCGGTCTGGTTTGAGATGGGAACCCACTGCCCGGTCTCGCGCGCCCAGAGTTGCCCCGATGGCACGGCTGGCACCTCCGGAATACCAGCGGTCGCGATCATGCTGTCGACATAGGCCATCGTCGCTGCCTGGGAGGGCTGCGTCGGCATCAAGGGCGAGAGGAAGAGCGGACCCGACATGGTGCTCCCTGTAAGAAGCACGGCTAACTGCTGCACTGCCGCTTGCGCCGCAGCATCTACATATTGAGGAACAAGAGAGGGTAATATAGCCTCAACTGCCTCAGTAACCGATGGCTGTATTATTTCGGCTATTGCAACAGTCTCGAAGTATGGCGCAGAAAACACTAGCCTTGCATAGTCCTGACTATTTGGGACACCAATCGCAGGAACATTCCCTTGCGGTACTGGCGGTATGGGCGAGCTCATGTTAAACACCCCCAATGCATAAGTTGCCGACCGCAGAATATCTGCGCGAGTGCTTCGTATACGACCCGGCTGCAGGTCTTCTGACTTGGAAGGTACGCCCACTGCACCACTTCAAACACGCGCACGCTCAGGCCGCGTGGAACGGCTATTTTGCAGGCAGAAAAGCGGGCGGCAGCGACTGTTCTAGAGGCTATTTTGGCGTGGTGATCGACCGTGTTCGATACATGGCGCATCGCGTGATCTGGGTTTTGCAGACCGGCGCATGGCCGAAGCAGATCGACCACAAAAACCGCGATTGCAGCGACAATCGCTGGGAAAATCTGCGAGAGGCAACTCACCAACAGAACAAATGGAACCGTAGCCGTCCCGCTAGGAAACTCCCGCGCGGAGTGCGAAAGGCCCGCAAAGGACCGCGGTTCACTGCTCAGATTAAACTGAACCATCAGGCCATTCACCTCGGCAGTTTTGACACGCCAGAAGAGGCGCATGCCGCGTGGCTCGAGGCAGTGCGGGCGCAGCGTGGTGAGTTTCTCCGCGCCGAATGAAATCACGGCGCAGCCGCCTCGAGCGCGGTAACTCTGGTCGTCAAATCCGCAATCTGCGCCTGCATGGTCGCGATCTGCGCGTTGAGCCCGGCGACAGCACTCGAATTGCTGACGAGCGCATCGGCGCCTACCTGCTCGAAGGCTGGGCCGATGTACACTGTCGGCTCACCGCCGGGATACTGGGTCGTCGTTCTTGGCGATGGTGAGCTCATGGTTTGCCCCCCTTTACGACATGCGGGATCTCAGCCGGCCGCTGCGCCTCGGCGAGCGCTATCTGCAGCCGGTTAGCTGTCGCGGCCGACAGTTTCATCGGCAGTTCGTAAAGCCCCGCGAGCATGGTCTGCCAGTCCTGCACCGGCAGCGTGATCGTATACGTCTGCTCATCCGGCATGCGGCGCGTCCTTATGGCTTTTTAACGAAGTGCGAGATATAAAGCGGAGCCGGGGAGTGGTGCAAAGCACTCCCCCGCTCCTGACCACACCGCCAACCTGGAGATGGCACGTATGGCTGACGAAATTCTGGACTTCCTCAAAGAACGGTTCAATCGCATCGACAGGCAACTTGCCGAGTTGCGGCATGACGTGCGCGAACACGGGCAGCGCATCACGCGGCTCGAGCAGCAGATGGCGCAGTTCAGTGCCTCGGAGCAGAGCCACTACGCCGTAATCATGGAGCGGTTCGATCATCTCGGCGATCGCATCGACCGGATCGAGCGCCGGCTCGACCTGGTGGAGGGTTGAAATGAACGGGATGTACTGCGGCAGTAACGTTAATTGCGATACGAGCTTTTTTGACGGCTTCTGGGATAGGGGCGGCTGGCTGATCCTCGTCGCCTTCGCGCCAGCATTCATCGTCATGTTCTTTGAGGAAGGCCCCGGCTGGCTCCTCCTCAAATGGCTCGGCCGCATCGTCCTTGTCTTGGGCACACTCCTGCTCGCCGTTGTCGCCTGGCACTTTATGGCGGCAATCCCCGTCAGCACCGCCGTGCTCCTTGGCGCCGTGATCATCGCTGCAGGCGTGCGCTCATCCGCCGGACGCCTAAACCGGCTCACGGGACGCTCCCAGGAGCAGCACCAAGAGCGCTTACCCCGAGATTATCCTTATTGAGCAGGCGATCGACGAGCGCGTCGAGCACCCATCCCTGGCGGCGCTGCACCGCACCCGAGAGCGCGTTCTCGACGCCCGAGCTCACCAGATAGCCCGGCAAGCCGCCGAAGGTCGTCGCAACCGCCTTGCCGACTTCCTGCGCCGCCGGCCGCGTCAGCATGTTGAGCGTCTGGTTGCCGACCAGGTTCTGCGCGGTGTTGGAGCCGAGCGCCTTGCCCTTCCCCAGGTTTGCGCCGCGCCGCAGATCGTCGCGCAGGTTTTCGAGCTGGCTGATCTGATCATCGCTGAGCGCATCCGCCGGGCGCACACCAGGCTGCAAGGTGCGCTGCTTCTGGATGTCCTTGAGCAGCGTGTCGACCGGGCGCAACAGCGGATAACCCTGCGCATCGGTCAGGTTGCGGCTCTGCAGGAACTTCATCGAAGTGATCGGCTGCGATAGATCGTGGAACTGCGAGAGGTAGTCCTTAAAGCCGGGGGCGCCGGCCTCGATCGCGTTGTCGAGACTTCCCAGCACGTTCTGCAGTTGCGACGAGGCGGCGGCGGCGTAGCGCTCGGTGCCGCGCGACATCGGCGACAGCGCATCGGTGATCGCTTGGCGCACGCCGTAAAGCATCTCGGGATCGGTCTCGAGCACCTGGGCGCCGGTCGCGGGATCGACGTCAAAGAAGAGGCCGCGGAGGTGGCGCAGCGGCAATGCGATGTTCGGACGCTTGCCGGCCGGCCCCTGCAGCACCTTGTCGATGTCGGCAACCGCTGCCGAGGGATCGGTCGGCGTCTTATTGGCAAAGGCCGCCTCGCGCGCGGCCGAGGTTGAAGTGTCGCGCTGCGCCTCGGCCCGCGCCACGTCATCGGGGGTCCCGACGAGGTTGGCGGTAAACGAGCGCTCGGCTTCCCGGTTGGCAGTATCGGCCCCGGCGAAGCGGTTTGCCGCCTCGGGGATGTTGCGCACCAGGCGCTCGAGCGATGCGAGGCCGGCGTTGCCGGTGACGCCGGCGAGCGTGCCGGTGCTCCCCGGCACGAGGTTGCGCGTGTCGGCCTCAGTCGGGCCTTGCGCGGCAAAATACCGGATGAGCTCGTCAGCCCGCGTCGCCGCCTGTCCCTGCGTGAGGATCGGCTTGCGCGATACCGGGACCGCAGTCGGAATCGCCGCGACCTCTTCCGCTCGCGATGGTGCGTAAGGACCGCTCGCTGCGGCTGCCTCGCCGGCCGGGTTGAGTTGCACGCCGGGTTCGCCTGGTGCGGCACCGGGAGCAATTACGCTTGGCACTCGCGGTCCGGTGATCGGCTCGTTCGGGCCAACCGGCATTGGCTGGCGACCGGGGAATTGCGTGCTTGTGGCTAACCGGTTTGTTTCCTCCTGCCCGATGCCGCCGCCGACCGGCCATTGCGTGGCGGTCGGCGAGGTCGGGATCGGCGCTTCGCCGGGACGCAATGTTATTCCCGGCGGGACGAACTCGCCGCCGAGCCGCATCCCGGCGTTGATCAGCGCCTGCTTTGTGTCCTGCGGCGTCAGCAGCGGCACGGCTTGCGACTTGTCGGGATCGAGGTAATTAGCCAACGCGTTGCGGCCTGCCGTCGTCGCCAGGGACGAGGCGCCGACCAGCGAAGGGCCAAGGATCGGACCTCCGATCGCGGCTGGCGCCCAGGTGAGATAATTCTGCACCGTGCCGGGGATCGCGCCGCCCATCGCCAAAGGAATGTTCGCCGCCGTGGCACCGGGGCCGAGAGCCGGCGCGCGGCTGTAAGGCGAGATGAACCCCGGAGCAGGGTTCCAGGCGCCCGATGCGTCTCTGGTAATTGCGGGCTGCGCGTTAAAGACTGGCTGCGGCTCGATGTAATAGGGCTGGCCCCTGTCGTCGACCGCGGCCATGCGCGGCCCCGCGATAATACGGTCGAGCGGAATCCCCAGCTGGCTGGCGGCGATGCGCGCCTTCTGCGCCGGGTCGGTCGCGATGTTGATCGCCGCCTGAAACGCCGGGCCTGGCATGCGACCCTCGACCGGGGGAGTACCGACCGCCTGCGCGCCGGGGCTGGTCGCGCTGGTCAGGTATTCGCCGGTGTCGACCGGCTTGATTGCCTCGCCCGATTCCGAGACCTGCGGCTGCGCCCGCGAGAGCGGGTCGCCGGCTTCTGCCGGTGCGGCCTGGGCTGGTACGATCGGCGTGCCGTCCTCGTTGACGTGTGGCTTCGCTTGGCTCAGCGGATCGTTCTTTTCCGATGGCTTTGCCGCAGGCGCCTGCGCCTGCCTCTGGCCACTGGGGCCGCCCCCCGAGGGCGGCTCGAAACCGGGTGCGGCTATCGAGATGCCAGTTTCCGTATCGGTCGTCGGCACGCTCGGCGCCGGCTGACCGGGATTGCCCTTTGCCGTCGTATCGGTGTCCGGCGTACTCGCCGGCGGCGTGAAGTTCTTGCCGGTCGGTTGCCCGTAGGTCGGTGAGGCCGGATCGGTATCGGTCGAGGGGCCAGCGGACGAGGTTCCCGGCCCGGTCTTCGCCCAAGCCGCCTTCAGCGCGTTGTAGCGAGCCGTCACGTCGCGGACATAGGCGCTGTCGGGCGTCGACCCGCTGTAATCCGCGAGAGCGTGCGGCAGGCTCTCACCGTGCTGGTTCATCAGGTCGTTCATGTAGTGAGACGCGCCGAAGACGCTCGAGGTCGCGTCGGCCGTGTCGACCCCGTACTGCGCCGCAGTGGGATCGCGGAATTGCATGAACCCTTTGGCGCCCGCCGAGGACGGCCTGGTGTTCTGCCCCTGGTTGCTCTCCTGCACCGCCATTGACTGCAGCAGCAGCGGGTCGATGTTGAACTGGTTGCCGGCGGCCGAGTAGAGCGGCCCGTAGTCGGCCATCAGTCCTGGCCCGGTGTGCCGAGCGGGATCTGCCCGTTCTTATCGAGCTCGGTGATCGTGTTGTTGAGGATCGTGCGATCGTTGCCGTGGACGTTCTTATTGAGGTAGTCGAGCGTCGATTGGGTGCGCGGCAGGAAGGCGCGCGGATCGTGGGTCGTCATCCACTTCGCCCGCCAGTCGGCGAAGTTCTGCGGCGTAACGTTCTGCGACTGCGCCTGGCTGAACATGTACTGTTTCATCCGCTCCTGGCCGATGAGCACGCCGAGCAACTGCTTGGCCGCCAGATCGGTGACGTGGACATTCGGGCTGGCGACCGTCGCCGCGGCGAGCTTGTCGTTGGTCGCGGCACCACCGATCGCGCCGGCATTGGCGTTCGCCATCTGGGTGAAATACTTCTGCGCCTCGTCGTATTTGGTCGCGCGTTGCTCGAAATCGGCACCCGGCACATTCTGCTGAACAAATTCGGGCGTTACGCTGTTGAGCACGCTGTTGACCGCCTGCACGGTCTCGCCGAGCGCGCCGGTCTTGGCACCCGATAACGCCTTCTGTGCATTTTGCATTGTGGCGACACGATTGACTGAGGCGGTCTGATCGGCACGCGCCTCACGGTATTGCGCAGCCGACTCCTCGGTCGTCGCGACTGCACCAGGCGCAGGCGTCTCTCCGTAACGAGCACCGCCGGGCGCAGTCTGCGGTGCTCCCGGCGCAGGCGCTGCGGGGGCTGCCGGCATCGTCGGAGCGGGCGCGGCAGCCGCAGGGGCGCCTCCCGCTGCAGGTGCTGCAGGTGCTGCAGGTGCGTTGATGCGCCCCGGCGGCACCGCACCTCCCGTTGCTGCCGGCGGCGGCACGATGCCCGTATAGGTGACGCCGCGGGCCGCACCCGGCACCTGGCCCCCCAGCACCTGTTGGGCGCGGGGATAGGGCATCTGCTCGTCGACCCCGTCTGAGCGATGCACGGTAACGATGCTGCCCTCGGTCTCGGGGCTGACGCCCATCGGCACCGCAGGCGGCACGCCGCCACTGCCGCGGTTGTATAGCGGGTTGGTCGGCACAAAAGTCGTAGTCGGCCCCTGGTTCACCGCTGCGAGATTTGGACCTGCGGCCGTCATCATCTGGCGTCCGTGCTCGCTGGCGAAGAAGCCGCCGATGATGACGTTGTTGGGGTCGGCGCCGTCGCTGAGTTGCTGGTTGAGGTTGGCTTGGGTCGTCGGGCTGATGATGCCGGGCGGCACATCCTTCATCGCAGTCCTGATGTCGTCGGCAGTAGCCGTACGCGCGATCGCCTTCTGGTAGAGCGGCGCTAGATACGCCTGCTGCACATTCAGTTGGTCGAGTTTCGCCTGCACATCGGCCGAGGTGCCCTGGCCCTCGGCGCCAAGCCCGGCCCCGGCCGAGCGCATCGACTCGCCGAATTTCCACAAGGCCGCGGGGTTTTGGCTGGCGAGCGCGTTGAACTTGCCGAGGTCGACCTGGCCGGTCTGCGGGTCGATCGACTGCTGGTAAATCCCGGTGAGCGCGTTCTGCGCCTGAAACTCCTTCGCCGCGGAAATTGCCTCGGCGTCCTGGCCGATCGTCGTCAGTGGGTTCGGCGGGTTGGCGAGCTTGTTGATCAGCGCGCCGTAGCCGGGATCGGGAGCAAAGGAGGAGGCGCCGCCGGCCATCGCTTACCCAACCCCGCTGGTATAGTAACCGCCGACATTGCCGGAACCGCCGACGTAAGCCGGGCTCGAAGGGTTGTAAATTCCGCTTGAGTTGATGGTGCTGGCGCTCTGGTTGCCCAAGAGCGCGTTGGCGACGAGGGCGTTGGAAACGCTACTGCCGAGACCCGAGACGCCGCCGGCCGTGGCGTTCGCCGAGGCCTCCTGCGCCGCGGCGACCGAATTGGCGCCGGCCTGCGTCGTATTGGCGACGTTGGAGCCGGTCTGCACCGCTTGATTGCCGAGGTTTCCCGCCGCCGTAGCCCCGGTGTTCACCAGACCGGCGAGCATGTTGTAGCGGTTATTCTGGTTCGTCCAATAATTGCTGATGTAGTTGTTGTAATAGGTGTTGGCGAGGTTCTCGGCGTAAGTCGCCAACCCCTTGCCCTGCACCCCGGAGAACGTCGTGCCGCCGCCCTGCGGGTTGGAGGTGCCAACCGCGGCCAGGCCTTGCGCCGAGGCGGCGTTGTTAACCGAGTTCAGTCCCTGCTGCAGGGTAAACTGGTAGCCCGGCAATCCCGACACGTCGGTCAGCGAGGGTTGCGCCCCGAGCTCACCGTAAGTGCCGTAGGAGGGCGTCCCGCCGCCGAGGCCCAGTTCCGACGAGAGTTCGGTCTCCGCCGTCGTACCCGCGCCGGCATAGGGCTGCTCGAGCCCATAGGCCTGCTGGAAATCCGCTTGCTCGGCATTGACCGCGGCGGTCGTCGCGGCGGCCTCGGTCGACGCCGCCTTCTGCGCACCCGAGGAGGCGATCGAGCCGCCGACGATCGAGGAAAGCCCCGAGACCCCCGCGCCGACCCCGATCGCGACCGCAACCATCAGCCGGTCTCCAGCATCTTGGAGTACCAGGTCTCGATCGGGTGATAACCGAGCGCCGTAAAGAGACGTCCAACGTCCTTGTGCAGTTTACTCCCGACATAGACGCGTTGCACGCCCCGGCGCTTCAACTCTCGCTCGACGGCACGGAAGAGCCGGACCCCGCCCATCCGGCCGCGCACCTCGGGCGCCAGCCAGAAGAGATCCATCCGCGCCTCGAAGCAGGTCGAATAATGCAAGCCGGGAGAGAGGATCATCGCGCTGTAGCCGACGAGCCGGCCATTGTTGCGCGCGGTGACGATCGAGAGCGCGCCCTCCGTCTCCAGCTGCCGGTAGCATTCCCAGTTGGGCAGGAGCGGCACCTTGTCTTTGTTTAGCGCCAGGTCTTCCCAGTGCCGGAAAATGAGTGGCTGCACCTCCATGAAGATCGAGGACAACGACTCGACCTGGAACGAGAGGTGCTCGGCCATCAGGCGACCTGCATATCGATGAGGAGGTGAATCCGGTCATCCGCGGATTGGTTCTCGGCCGAATGCACCTCCCGGTGCTGGAACCACCAGACCTCGCCCGAGCGGGTCTGGATGGTCTCGTCGCCGCAGTGGAAGAGGCAGCCGGGCGCGGCATTGACGACGGCGTGAAACCGCAGCCCGTCGTCCCTCGCCGCATAGGCGCCGTAATTATCCGCATGCGGTTTAATGGTGCCGCCCATCGGCAGCCGGGCGATGATGACGCGCCCGAGCATGATGCCTTTGTAGCGGCGCATCAGGTTGAAGACGACCTCGTGCGCCTCGGGGAGCTCGCCCCAGGGCGGGTACTGCACCAGCATCGTGTCGTTGACGAGGGCGTTGGCGTCGGAGATGCCCTCGTGCTTTTCCGGCCGCGAATAGCGCAGCAGGATATCATCCATTCCCTTGAAGGGCGTGCCCTCAAAACTGGTGCGGTAAGTGTGCTCGTTCCACAGGTTCGGGCGCCGCTGCAGTGCCATGCGCAGGGGCTCGGCATCAAAATTTCCACAGAGCATGAAGTTCCTAATAACCAACACTCCTCATGGGATCCCCGCATTGGCGAGGCGCTGCTGCAAGGTCGCGACCTCGTTCTGCAGATCGTTGATCTGGCTGAAGAGGCCATAGAGAAAGCGGAAACTGACGCCGGTCAGGGTGCCGTCGCCATCGACAAATGGATTGCCCGGCGAGATCATGCCTTGGCTGGCATAGCGCCCCTGGCTTGTCGCGACCGGCTGCACCGTTCTCGACAGCGGCGGCGGAGCGCTCATTTGCCGTCTCCCTGCATCACCACGTTGCCGTTGTTGTCCATGAGGCGCCAGTAGCTCGCGCCCTTGGCGAGCGCCGGTTCTTCCCCCTGCAGCATTCCGCGGATGATCGCCTCGCTGGCGTCGGTGCTCTCGATGCGCTCGCCCTCGGCCTGGAGCTCGGGGCGCAGCGGCATCTCGCCGTGATAGTGAATGACCCGCCCCAGGCTCCCGACAAAGCGCAGTGCCTCCAATTCGAGGCGGCGTTTGAGGGAGATCGAGCGCTCGATCATCATGTGCCCTGCGGGATCACATCGATATAGGCGCCGTTCAAGGGGCACTCGCCGGCGCCGCTCCATGTCAGGCGATAGACCCGGTCGCGGGCATATCCCAGGCGCCGCCACTGGAATTGCCCGTTTGTCTGGTTGTCGATGGTCTGATCAACCGGGGTGCCGTAGGTCTGCCCGGCGTCGTCCGACCAGTCGAGGCTCACCGTGTCGGGCGCGTACATGCTGCAGGAGAAACGCGCGTGATGAATGCGCTGCCCGTCCTGCTGCTCGTGCATCCACGAACGCTGGCGGGTGATCGGTACATTGTCGTCGGTATAATTCTGGCGCGCGACCTGGAGGATGCGCGGACCGCTGCGGTCGCCGGCGATCACCGCATTGGCCTCGGTGACGAGCGCTACTGAGCCCCAGCCGGCCATGCAGTAGGGCAGCCACGGTTGGGTGAGCCCGTTATAGGTGCGCTTGTGCCACATCTGGGTCGAGGCGTCGTAAGCCCACCAGGCGTTGCCGCTGGGGAAATACCAGCAGATGTTTTCATGGCCGCCCAGCTGGTAAGACATCGCGACGGCGTCGGCGAGCGTCGGGTAGAGCGACCACTCGTCCTCGACCGCGAAGTTGGAGACGCGCCTGGCGTTGTAGCCCTCGCCGCGCATGCACATGTTCCGGCCCCAGCGATCCTGGCTCAGCCAATAGACGGCATTGTCGGCGACGACGACCGAATAGGTCGCGGCGCAGCCCTGCTGCAAGACGCTATTCGGCATCCTGGCAAATGGAAACGCGGCGCCTCCCGCGTTAAACCAAATCTCGGTTGTCGTATTTCCCAATAACCAGATGTTATCGTGCAGGCATACCGCAGTCACCAGCAGATCGTTCCAGCCTTCTTTTGCCACTGCATAGGTCGGGTCGAACGGCGTTACTATGCCCGAGTTGGTCGTATACATGTTTCCGGTGCCGGGCTGGGTGAAGATCATAAATGTGTCGATGTAATCGACCCGCGGGCTACCGAAGAAAGCCGGGTCGGTGATCGCTTGCCAGCCGCTCGAGGTCAGGTTGTTGAGCGGCACCTGGTAGCCGTACTGGCTGCCGTCGACGATAACCAGGGTCGCGCCGTTGTCGCACATGCTGACCGGGTTGCCGCTATTGACCCCGAGCGTGCCGAGCGTGACGGGCGCGACGCTCGGTCCCAGCCAGTTGATGACGGTCTCGCCGATAACGGCGATAACCGCACCGCTCGAGGTATTGTAGAGACCCCGGCAATAGCCGGAAATGGTGCCGGTGTAGTCGCTGAGCACCGAAAGGCCCGGCGCCGGGTAGTGGGTCACCGGGAAGGGGGCATCCTGCGGATTATTCTCGCCGTACAAATTGATGCACACCTGGGCGTTGGCGATCGGGCTACGCGCCATGTAGCTGCCCTGATGCAATGGCAACTTCACGGCAGCCGCTCCTCGATCTCGCGGATACGCTGCAGCAGGTGACCGACATAGGCCATCGGCGCGAACTCGAGCCGGTTGGCGACCCGATCTTTGCCCAACGCCAAGTCGCGAAGGATCTTTACCTCATGACGCAGAGCAATAATCTGGGCGAGGAGCATGTGCTCTTTGAGAGCGACCCGATCGTGATCAAGTTTGAGGGCGGTAAAATCCTCTTTTGGGGCTGCCTCCGGCTGCTGTTCGATCCTGAGGATCCGGCGGTGCAGATCGTCGTGATCAACCGCCAGCCCGGCATACAGCTTCTCGATGCGCGAAATGGCGTTCTCGACCTGACGCTGCATGTCGTTAAGCCGCACCAGGACGGCGCCAAGGTGCGATAGCGGCGCCCACTCGCGCTCGTTTCTTTGCCTTGCGTGCATCGAAGTCAGGTGCTCGAGCGCGGCGATACGCTCGGCCATGCCGCGCAGCTGCATCTCGAGCGAGACATTGGCCGGATCGGGCAGGAGCGCGGTCGCCATCGCCGTCTCGATGCGGTCGGCGAGCGCGGCGAAGTTCTGGTTCAGATCGGCGGCGCGGAGTTGGTCGCCCTTGCCCCAGGTCGTCAGTGCGTGGCCATTAAGATGAGCCACGACTATCAACCCAAAGACGTAACAGCAACACCCGCCGAAACTTCCGGGTAGAACCCTGCCATAGGATTTTTAAGTCTCGTGCCGGGTCTGAGGCTCTGCGGCATACGCAGCGTCTGCAGCGCAAAGTTGGTCTGGCGCAAAGTATTGAGCGATGCCCTGGCGGCGGCGGCGAGCGCCGGGTCGGGCGGCATCTTGTAGTTGGTGCATAGCCGCAGCGCGAGGTTGTAGATGAGTGCTTCCTCGGTCTCGGCCGGGAGAAAATCCTCGATCTCGACGCTCGTGCCGTCGATCGTCGCCCAGAGGTCTTCTTGCCAGGCGAGGTAGAGCGAGAACAGGTGCTGCACCGGGATCGGCCAGATATTGAGCGTGGCGTTGGGGATCGTCGGATCGTAGTAGATCGCCGCCGGCCACGACTGCAGGAACTTCAAACTAATGCGGTCGTATTCTTGGCGGCTCTTCAAGATCCGCATGGGAAAATCGATGGGGTAGGAGTTTGGCCCCGACCCGACATTCTGGCGCAGATAGCACGATTGAATATTGGCCGGGCGCCAATCGCCGTCGGTTTCGAAATCGGGCGCTGTACCGCTCGCCGGGACCGGCCCGACGGTATAGCTCTGCTTGCCGATCAGCAGCGGGTAGACCGACCAGTTGAGGCGGAAGACGAGCCAGCGCTTCTGCCGCCACTGCTGGATCATCAAGGAGAGTGCAGTCTGCGCGTCGGCGGTGTCCTGCGGCAGCGCCACCTGGCCGACGCCAAGGATCCCCGACACCCGCATCGAGTAGCTGACGAGGTCGGAGACCAGCATTACCTATGCTCGCGCCAGTGCCCCTCGGCGTCCTGGATCGTGCGCTGCTCGCGGTCGATGTTGAGGCGCTTATCGCCGGTGCGCTCGAAAGCGCCCTGCGCGCTCGCCGGCCGGTCGAGGTCGCGCTCGCCCGGCATCCCCTCGTGCCCCGGCCCGGCGTCGTAGCGCCCGCCGCCGCGGCGTTCGCGCTCAAAGCGCTCCGAATAGGGATCGCGCCCGGTCGCGGTCGAGTGATCGCCGCGCCTTAAGGATTCACCGCGTCCCTCGTGCCGCTCGCCGAGGCTCCCCCGGCTCCTGCCTTCGCCGCGGTGCCGGCCGCGGCCCCCCTCATCCATGCGTGCCATCCCTTGGCCTCCTGCCGATATTGCGTTCGTTCAGCACCTCGTTGAGGATCTGCCGGATCAGCGGGCCGAGCCCGTAAGGGTCGCTCGCCGCCATCGCCGCACTAGGCGTCGGCACTTGACGCAGGTGAACCGCGGCCGGCACCGTGTCCCAGCCCTGCGGCATCAGCGCGTCGTGCTCTTCCGGGGTCTGGGCGATGCAGGTCTTGCCGCTCGCGTGGTAGAGCATGCGCGGATAATCCGCTCGACCTGCATTGCCTGGCCTCGGATCGCTCACAAGCTCGCTCCGCTCGCCTGCTTACTGGATGTCGGCAACCGTAACGACCCACTCCGGACGGATCAAGAGACTGCCGAAAAGTATGTCGAGACGGGTAATAAACTGATCCGACAGCACCGCGTAATCGGTGATCATCCTCAAGGAGATACCGTCGTAGGTTTCTCTTGCGGCTTCATGCACCCCTCTGGGCAACTCGAGCTCGGCGGTCGCCATGGTGACCGCCTCCGCGTAGTAGGCAAAATTGCCGCGGTAGGATTCGCCGGCGGGAGTGGCAAAGACGATCGCCGCGCCGGCAGCCGGGCTCGCGGTAACCGTCTGGAACGGCACGGGCAGCGTTGCCGGCGGCGGCGAAGGGTTCGACACGGGCGGATTGATCGGCGGATAGATGGGGATCGTCGTCGCCCCCGCGAGCACGGGTGCCGTCACCACAAACTGCGCGAGCGTGCCGTTCGAGGCCTTGGTGACCCTGTTGACACTGTCGACGCCAGCGATCGTCAGCACGTCGCCGGGATTGAGCGGCCCGGCGAGCGCGGTCACCGTCAGAACGGCGCCGGTCTGGTTCGCCCCCGCGACGGTCGGCGGCGCACCGTAGGCACCGGTCGTGTGGATCTGCGTCGTCTGGTCCATCCCCCAGTCGAAACCGAGGGTGTCGACCGACATCGTGCCGCGGATGTACTGGTCCGAAATTCTGACTTGCGGATTAAAGAGGCCCATGAGGCTCGTCACGGTGCGCGCCTGGGTTAAGGGATCCATGACGATAAAGCGGTCGTTTCGGGGCGCCCCGTTCTTATCGAGGACTGCCCCGGCAGCGAGCCAGGTGCCGGCGGATGGGGTGATGAGGTTGCCGCTGGTATCGGTGTTCTGCACCAGGTTCGAGGCCTGGTTCATCCCGCCCATGATCTGCACGGCGACGCCGCCGGCGAGCACGTTGACCGCCGGGGCCAATATCCTCTGGCTGTAATCGTCGAGGTTGAGGGCGCGCTCAGCGGAGGAGAAACTCACATCGACACCCATCTGGGTCGCCAGCACGAGCGTCGTATTCTGCTCGTTGGTCGACTGCGGGACGGCGGTCGGCCCAGTGCGCAGCGTATAGTCGTTGGGCAGCCTGATACGCAGTTGGCTGCCGATCTTGGCGCCGGCGCGGCCGAACTCCTCGTCGAACTGCCTCCCGATGGTACGCAGAAACCAGTTGCTGTTGCGAAACAAACGCACTGCTTCGCGCGTCACCATATCAATGGTTAAGAGCGAGTTCGCCACGGAAAATCCCCCGGCGCCCGCGCTAGCCAAAAGGCGCGCCTGGGCGCGTCAAATGCGGTTGACGTGGATTTCCGCGCTTAGCCGGCGCGAGAGCGGCGCAGGGACTTAAGCCAGCCCCAGACGGCGCAGGGGATTAACCGCCCCAGACGGCGCAGACCGGAGCGCTGCCGCGCCGGCCAGGCCGCCTCTATACCGCCTACCTGGGGTTAGTGTCTAGCGGGCGATGCGCGAGCGCCGCTGGTCGCGGTCGCGGCGCCGGATAAATTCGGCCATCGTCACCTGCGGATGGTCGAGCGGGCGTTCCTGCTGGGTCGAGCGCCCGCCGATGTGCCTGACCGGCTCGGGGGCACGGGAAACCTCTACCGGCGGTCTTCCTCCAGTGTCCGAATCGGGAACGGATTGCGGCGCGGGTGCGGCAGGTGCCGGTCCGCCGGCCATCCGCGTCAGTTCCATCGCCATCGCCATCGGCGGCAGGTTGAGTACTCTCGCCGCCCGGTCGAGATCGCGGGCGAGCTCGCGGTAGACGCGGTGACCGCCCTCGAGTTGGGTCAGCGCGGCGAGGGCGTCGTGGCGGTCGCCCCAGCCAACCGCGCGCAATGCCTGCACCGCGTCGTCCATCTCGGCACCGTATTCCTCGCGCCCGCGGACATAGAGGTCGTTGCACGCCTGGTCGAAGGTGCGCCCGAGTTCCTCCTGCTGGCGCTGCTGGTAGCCCTGCTGGCGGGCGCGCTCCTCGGGTGTAGGCGGAACCTGCTGTTGTTGCTGCTGCTGCCAGCGCTGCCAATCGGCGCGCACCTGGTCGCGCTCGCGCTGCGCCTCGTAGCGCTCGCGCGTCAGGCGATCGATGCGCGCCTGGGCAGCGGCCGAGATCGGCTCTTCTGCCGGCGGCTGGGTGGGTTCTGCAGGTTCGCCGCCGTCAATAGACGGCGGCTCTCGCGGCTCTGCCGGCGGTGCGGCAGGTTGCGGTTCAGCGGGGGGCGGCGCGGATGGGTGAGTGTCCGCCCGCCCCGGCTCGAAATCGTCGGCCAGGATGCGGGAGGACATGGGGATTATCCGGCGCGCTGAAAGGGTTCGGGGAGCTCGGCCTCGTGCTCGGCCGT